AACGTACTATCGTAAATCAATCGAGGACCTATCGACATCAGCATCCGTGACGGCATACTTCAACTTAACGGCTGCTGATTTATCATCGCTCGATTTCGGCACGAGATGGTATGTTGATTTCTTTGAGGCTCAATTCAAATTAAATAGAATATTAGATTACCAACCCGGCAGGATGTCACCAACAAAGGTGGAGCTTGTTAAGGTTGGTGCATACGTTAATCCACGATCATTAGATACACTAGAGTAACATGGCAGATACAGATAAAACAATAGTATTCGGAATTAAAGTTGATACAACCGATTTGATTACTAAGCAGTCGCAGATAACCGATAGCATCAAGCAGCTCCAAGCAGAGCAATTAAATCTAAACGGCTCGACTAAGGAGAACCGTAAAGCGTTCCAAGAGAATGCTGCTCAGCTCGGATTATTACAAAAACAACAAGCATTAGTAACTAAGCAACTCGGCTCGTTAACAGATGCGGATAAGGCGAATACGGATGCAACTAATTTTAATAACAATAGCATCAAGCAGAACCGAGAACTATTAAAGCAGCTGAATGCGGAGTACATCGGACTGAGCAAACCTACTAAGGAACAGACCGCTAACATTAAGAAGCTGAGTGATACGTTAAAGGAGCAGGAGAGTGCGATAGGGAATAACACTAGGAACGTCGGTAATTATAAGGAGGCGTTTCAGGGTGTACTTCAATCATTGCCAGGACTACAGAATGGATTAGGTGGAGTGGCTACTGGATTCAAAGCGGTATCAGCATCAAATCCATTTACTGCTATTTTATTAATATTGCCACCCATTATTACATACTTATCAAAATTCGAGGGAATATTTGATATAATTGAAAATGTTGTCGCTGGTGTTGGCGGTGCTATCAATGGTATTATTTCAGGGTTTACTAAATTACTGACTTTAGATTTTGCTGGATTTGCTGATGAGGTTGGTAAGGGTGCAACTGAAGCGTATAACCTATCCAAAGCAACACAAGACTTAGAGGATAATATGAGGGATTTTGAAGTGCAGTCAGCGAAAGCAGAGGCATCAGTTAAGAACTTAATTATCCAATCTAAAGATAGAACTAAAACCGAACAAGAACGTATTGACCTATTAAACGAGGCAGCCAAAATTGAGCAAGATAACTATGACAAGTCAGTTGTATTTGCAAAAGAAGCGTTCCGAATAGAAAAGGCTAAGCTATTAATGGCTGAAGCTTCAGGCTCAGCAACTAAAGAGATGCGTGATAAAGCAGCACAGGCTGAAAAGAACCTCGTAACACTTGCATCGTCAAGTGCTGATGTGCAAGAGAAGATTCTTAATAGACGAAACGCACTTGGTGAGGCAGCTGATGCTGAGCGTGAAAAACTTGCTGAAAGGGAAAAAACTCGTCAAGAAAAAGCAACGGCTGATGCTTTAAGAAAGTTAGAAAAAGAAAAGAAGATACTTGATGACTATGTTAAGAAAGTTACTGACTCGTTAAACGAAGAGCAAAAGATTAGAGCCGAGCAGTTCACTAATGATAAACTAGTTGCGGATATAGCTAATTCGGAAAAATTACTAGCTCTTAAAGAATCATTTGCAAAAGGATTGCTTACTGAAAAGCAGTATCAAGATGCAGTTAAAGAGCAACAATTAAAAGCATTTGACGAGCAAATAAAACTTCTCGAAGAAAATAATGGTAAGACAGGAGCTTATGATGATGAAATTACAAAAATAAAGATTGCTCGTCAAAATGCAGTAACTGATAATGCGATTGCAAATATAGCAAAAGAGAAAGCCGCCGCAGATCAGAAGCTTCAGTTAGATATGGAGTACAATCTATTAGCGGCAGCAAGTGCTGAGGAGTATCGAGATGTGCAAATTGCAAATTTAAGAACTCAGAATACAGCTATCGTAAATGATACGACTAAAACTGAGGAGCAGAAAAGAAATGCTATCGCTAAGAATAACAAAGCTATTCAACAGATAGAAACCGAAACAACTAAAGCAAGGATTGCAAATGCTATGCAGGTAGCTAATGTACTTGGCGGATTAGCAGAGTTATTTGGAAAATCAACAGAGGCAGGGAAAGCATTTGCCATTGCTCAAACAACTATTAGTACTTATGCTGCTGCTCAAGAAGCGTTTGCTGCTGCAACTAAGAATCCATTAACAACAATCTTCCCAGCCTATCCAGCTATTGCAGCAGGTGTCGCTATTGCACAAGGTTTAATTCGTGTTAAACAGATTACTAATGTTCCAGTTCCAGGTGGTTTCGCTGAAGGTGGTTACACTGGATCAGGTGGTAAGTACGAACCTGCAGGTGTTGTCCACAAAGGCGAGTACGTAGTGCCTCAACACTTGATGAGACCATTCGCACCAATGATTGGACAAATCGAATCGGCTCGTGTCGGTGGTTACGCTAACGGTGGATTCGTTTCGGAAACAATGAGCCGAGAAGCTACGGCATCAGCAAGTCTAATCGGAGCGATGCAGTCTCAACCGATTGTGGTAAGCGTGCAAGAAATCACAAATGTACAGAACAGATTAAAAGCGATCGAATCAATAGCGAACGTATAACAAGGCATGAAACGGTTAACCCATTAACTAAATAAATTATGCCAAACATAGAAAAACAATTTATTGACTCGGTGTTATCTAAACACCCTGAAGCGGAGAAGTGCTTATTCTATTTATTAGAATCGGACGTGTTGAACTTCGATAGGATGAAGTACTATCTAATCCGTAAACGCTACTCAGAACTGATAGCGAAGTCCCGAAACGTGCAGAAAATGATTATTTACGCTGATATAGCAGAGGAGTTCTGCACAACAGCAGACCAAGTCAGGCAGGTTATACACTACCGATAGGGAGTACTCCCAAGGCGTACTCCTTGTATTGTACGATATCTGTACAAAATCGTATTTGCATTTTATCGAAATTTGAGTAAATCAAATCAGATGACTATATACAACCTTCTTATTGATAACGAAATCGGAGCAGATGGCATTACTGCCGAATTTGTACGTTCCGAAATTGCTAAGGCAAAAGATAAAGGAGCAGACGAGATTCGTGTCATTATGAACTCTCCAGGCGGAAGCGTCTATGAGGGTTATTCTATTTACAACGCATTAAAATCAGCAGGAATAAAAGTAAACACATTCGTTACTGGTCAGTGCGCTTCAATCGCTACGCTTATAGCGTGTGCGGGAGATAGCATCACAACAAGTCCAGTATCACAATGGATGTTCCACAAGCCATCAGGAGGAGCGCAAGGAAACGCTACCGACCTAATCAGTCAAGCTGAGGCGTTACAACAAATCGAGGAGACAATGGCTGAGGTCTATGCTGCTCGTATGGGCAAGGATGTTGCGGAAGGTCTTGCTCTAATGAGTCGAGGCGATTTCTACATCAAGCCATCCGACCTAATGACTAGCGGGTTTATTAACACCATCGCTACTCCACCAAGTGCATTTATTAAAAACGATATAAAAATGGTAAAAAACGAAAAAGAAGCTAAGGGCATACTTGCAAGGTTGTTCAAGGCATTAGCAGAAGAACCTACTGCAGGAAGCATTATGCTTCAAGACGGCTCGACTGAGTTATACTTCGAAGGCGAAGAAGTCGCTTCAGGTGTGGTGTTATTCACCAACGCTGAGATGACCGAAACTGCACCCGAAGGTGACCACGTGTTGGCTGATGGTAAAATTGTAACGTTAGATGCAGCAGGAGCGATTGTTCGTGTGGCTGAAATCGAAGCTAGTATTGAGGAGCAAATTGCAGACGCAGTTGCTACGGCATTAGCTGAGGCAGAAGTTAAACACGCAGAAGCTATCGCGCTGGTCGAGGCGAAACAAGCAGAAGCGATGACAGCAATCAAAGCAGATGTAACAGCATTAAGTAAGTTGGTAGTGTCGGACAAGAAAGTTCCAGCACCAGCGCCAGTTGCGGCGAAAGCAGAACCAGTTGCTACGAGCGGATTAGATGCTCAAGCGATTGCAATGAAAAAATCATTTGGAATTAGATAACAATTAGACATTAGAAAAAATGGCAGACGTAATAAACATCGCAGGAGTAAGCTACTGCGGACAACAAGCAAACGAGGTTTTAATTAAACCTACGTTTTTAACGGGACAAATGGAGGCATACTTTGACGTAATGCTTAGCATTAAATCTCGTAAACAATTAGCATTAGATGATAACTTAGAGGACATCATCCAAACATCAACAGGTTGCGGACGTGACGTGACAGGTGAGGTTATTACCTTAACTGAAAAATTCATTGACGTATGTGACGCTAAGATTAACTTGGACCAATGTGTGAAAGGATTGAGAGATTCATTCATGGAAGAGTGGGCTCGTAGTGGAAACGCTGAGTTTGATATCACAGGAACAAGAATCGCTGATTACATTTTAGAGAAAGTTCAATCAGGAATGAGAACTGACTTATGGCGTTTAGTATGGTTCGGAAACACAGCATTGACTGGCGACCAAGTATTAAAGATTTGCGACGGATTTTGGACTCGCTTAATTGCTGATGCTCAAACTTACGTTATCGCAAATAAATACGACATCCCAACATCGTTAACTACTGATTCAGCATTAGACGCATTGAAATCATTACATGATAACGCTTCATCATTGTTAGACAACGTTCCAAACTCGGACAAGTACTTCGCAGTAACTCGTACTATTTGGGATAACTACTTAGCAACAAACGAAGATGCTTGTTGTGGTGATCGTGGTATCATCTTAACTAACGAAGGTACTCGTACATTATTCTTCAGAGGCATCGAAGTTCGTAAAGAATCAGAATGGGATAGAGCAATTTCTGCTAAGAACTTGTCGAATCCAAACAGAATCCTTTACACAACTAAGACTAACTTAGTAGTTGGTACTGATGCAATGGCTGATACTAATGCGTTAGAGATTTTGTACAATCCATATGATAAGACAAATCAAGTCGATGCAGAGTTCAAAATTGGAACGCAGTATAAATATGCTGAGTTAGTTGGTTTAGGTTATTAATTTTAAGGAGGACAGAAAATGGCAGATTGCGTAATTGTCGGGCTTCCCGATCCTACCTGTGAAGATACAACTCTCATTGGTGGTGTAAAACCGAAGAACATCTACGTGTTTAATCGTGAAGATTTAACAGATGGTTCTGAGTATAACGAATCAGCTAACGGCACGGTGACTGGAATGAATCTAGTCACTTATGCAAATGCAGTCAAACTTACTGCGATGAATAGAACGGTGTCTGCAACACAGACACAAGAAGAAGGAGACAACTTGGTCTCTTACTGGGTTCAATCAATCATCGGTAAATTTGAGCAACAATCACAAACTGATAAGAACGCTATCGAATCATTAGCGGCTGCTCAGGAATTGGTTGTTGTAGTTGAAAAGCAGAACTCAACGTTCGAAGTCTATGGTCTTGACTATGGATTGAAGATGCGTGGTTCTACGAAATCAACTGGTGCAAACGTTGGTGATGATAACAAATGGAACTTAACGTTCAATCAGACTGGGTACGGCGAGACTCGTCCAGCACCTGATTTCTTGAACGTTTCATACGCAAACACT